TGCAGATGCAATTAATAAATTGAACTCTGTTCGTTTATTTGAAACTCTTACTGGTTTATTCCATACTGCTCTTAATGCTCATCGTCTTGAGAAGCAAATCGGTAGTTCTAGTGCTACTGCTGAAGCAAACTATCTTACTGCTGCTACTGTTGCAGAAGCTCGTTCCCTTTTAGGAGAAAGAGGAGAAGAACTTGATCTTCTTATAGTTCACCCTGCGGTTGCTTACTACCTATACCAAGTAGGTCTATTAACATTCTCAACTTCTGCTTTATCAACTGGTACAGGTATTACTTGGGGTGGTGGTGGAGTTGGTGTAACTGATAGATCAATCGGTCAGTTCGCTGGTTGCACAGTTGTTATCGACTCTCAGGTAAACATCAACGATCCAACATCTACTGGTAATCGTCAAGAATTCCGTTGCTACTTAATGAAGTCAGGAACAATTCTTGAAGGTCAGCAATCTGAGCTAAGTATTGAAGCAGAAAGAAACATCTTATCTAAGCAAGATGTTATGTCTGTTGATTACCATACTGCTTATCATGTTATGGGTACTAAGTGGACAAACGCTGCTGATAACCCTGCTAACTCAGCACTAAGAACTGGATCTAACTGGGGTGTAACTTATGACATCGACCAGATTCCTATGGTTGAAATCTTTGTAAACACACCATTATCTAATGGTCTTAAGTCTTAATTTTTATTAAGATTAAAATGTGGTCATCAAACCTCACCTAATATTGGTGGGGTTTTTTCTTTACGCTACAATAAAACTAAATTACTTTATTAATCGTGGCAGCTACCATAAATGCAACTATAAAAAGTGAAACTGCAAATAGCTATGTCACATTGACAGAAGCTAATACTTATTTTGAAACTGTACCTGATTCTTCTACTTGGACAAATAAAACAGACGATCAGAAAAACAGATCATTAATAGCTGCTACAAGATGGATTGATACTTTTGTATTTCAAGGGGATAGGTGTGACGAGAATCAAGCATTAAAATTTCCTAGAACTAATTATCAGGTAGATAGAGTTGAATTAAGTTGTTCTACAATTCCATTAAATATTAAATATGCACAATATGAATTAGCCAGAGCTTTGGCAAATGATACTGGTGCTATTACAGGTACTACTGGTAAAGATGGTAATTTTGAAGAAGTTGCTCTTGGTGATCTTAGGGTTAAATATAATACTGAAAGTCAGGGAACTGGTTCTATAAATAATATTTTAGATGTTTATCCGTGGTTACAAAGTTATCTTGGAGCATATATGCTTGGTGGAGCAGGTACTTTTCAGATGAGGGTAGTTAGAGGATAATGGCAGGTCAATTAGATAGCTTATTTAAAAGTGTTGCTAAAAGCGTTGTTGCAACTTTAGGTGATTCTTTAGATCACACTATTACCTATGTAAAAAAAGGCACAAGTAGTTATAATTTGGATACTGGAGAACAAGTTACTTTAGACACTACATATTCAGATATAAAAGTTCCAATAGAATTTATACACTCAGAAGAAGACGAAGGAAAAGAAATGAGAAGAGCGAAAATGTATATCACTCCTGATTTAATAGGCAATAATCAAATAGATTTTGACGATGAAGTGCAGTTTTCTTATGCAGGAAACACAGTAACAGGTCAAATCTATGATATTGACACTAAAAAAGGTGGACAGGTTTATTTATATACTATTTTGGTGCGATTTTAATGGCTAAAAGAAGACCACTACAGAAAAGTGATCCAGTTGGTACTCTTGAAGGTCAATTAAATCAAGATTTTAATGATCTAATTAGAGATATTCATAAAAACTTATCAACCAAAAAACATAGTCCAGTTTATACAGGTTTTTTTGCTTCTAGCTGGAAAGTACAAACAATGGCTGTAAACGCTACAGAAGAAGCAGAAGATCATCAACCCTGGAAAGGTATCAAAAGACAAGCATCGGAATATTTTTTTAGAACTAAACAGACTATGCCAGCTAATCAAGTACCAAGTAAAATTAAAATAAGATACCCTATCAAAAAAACATTTAACTTTAAAAAACCTGTATTTATTGGAAACAGAGCTAGGTATGCTGCTTATGCTTTAGAAAATCCTAAAGTTGCAACTTTTATTCAAGGTAGTTTAGGTAAACTTATAAAACAAAACATGAAAGAGAAAAAAGGTAAATTATTTATTGCATCAAAACGTATGGGCAAATTTGGATCATTTAAAGGTGGCCCAGGTTACTCTGAAATTAACCTTAAGGATTATCAATGACTTTAGTAAAAACAAGAGCAGCTTTTGAAAAAGCAGTTACAGATGCAGTATCAGATGTAGATCCTACAATTACTATGGTCTATGACAATGTGCCTTTTGTAGTTCCAGGAAAAACTAAGAAATATATAATGATGATGATTAATTACACTCAAACAACATTACAGAATCAAGGAGCAGCTACAGATTTTTATTCTGGTGTTATTCAATGTAATATTTACGTTCCAAAAAATAAAGGCACAAGTCAATTATCTGCGATAGCTGAAGCTGTTATTACTGGTTTAACTTCTGTAAATGCTTCTGGATATACAGATAGTTTTAGCGTTAGCCCAAGAGTACAAGATATAAATGGTCCAACTATGTTGGAAATAGAGGATAGAAGTCACTTTGTTGGAGTTATATCTTGTCAATTCTCTGCAAATGCGTAGTATAATAGAATAGCATTATATTATTTATGACAAGAGCAGTTGATCTTTTAAAGAACAAGTTTGGAGTTTCTCAGCTTTATAAGCATGATGTAATTAAAGATGAAGAAGTAATTTTTTCCGTTTATTGGCACCCACTAACTATTGCAGAAAGAGAGGCAATACAGAAAAAAACTGGAACTGATGATAACGCTGATTATGCTTTGCAGATGATGATTGAAAAAGCATTAGATAAAGAAGGTGCAAGACTTTTTCAAGATGGAGATAAAGCATCTCTTAGAAGAGAAATCGAAGCATCAATTCTTGAACAAATACAATTAGCAATGTTACAAGCTGGTGCTGATAAGGAGGTAAAAGAGGCTAAAGCCGACTTGAAAAGCGAATAAAGATTGGCATTTTTTATTTGGTCTTGCAAAACAACTTCATAAAACTGTAGCTGAGTTATGTCAAACTTTAACTCTTGAAGAAATGGTTGCTTGGGCTGCTTTTGCAGAATTAGAAGATGAAGAATATAAAAAACAACAAGAACTTGCACAACGAAATAGTGCTTTAAGAGGTAGAAAGAGGTAAGATATAAGAAATGTTTTTTGTTTTTATAGCAAGTGGCTGATTATAGCGTTGATATTGCGGTTGCTGTAAAAGGCTCTCAACAATTAAAAAAACTAAGAACTGAAATAAGTAATACATCTAGAGAACTTACTACTTTAAACAAACTTGCTAATAAACAAAGTAAAACTCTTCCAAATTCGTTTTTAACTTTAAATAAAGCATTAAAACAGGCAAAACTTAATTTAGATAAAGCAGCGATAGGTACTGATCGTTATTACAAATCAGCAAGACAATTAGTTCAAGTTGAAAGGCAATACAATCGAGAGTTGTATCAGAGAAGAACTCTGATGAATAATCTTAGAGGCGGCAGCTTACTTGATGTGGTTCGTCAAAATACATCAGCAAGTCAAGCTGCAAGGCAAGCATCGGGTTCAGGATTTAGAGATTTTAGTAGAAAATTTCAACCTAATCCCGTTCCAGTTGATAAAGCTCAAGTAGCAATAGATAAGTCGATAGCAAGACATATGAAAAAAATTGAAAGACATACAGGAAAAACAGCACAAATTTTACAACAACAACAAACTGCTGCTGGTTTTCAATCCATGACTCCTGGTGCTGGTGGTCCAAATATGTTCAATAGAATGGGATTTGGTAAAAATGCAAATCCAGCAGGACCATTTGCTATGCCTGGAGGTCGTATGGGTAGGTTGAAAGGTGCTGTTGGTAGTGGAATGATTGGTGGTGGTTTTCCACTTCTCTTTGGAGGAAGTATGCTCCAAGCAGGAGGAGGATTAGCTGCTGGTGCTATCGGTGGAGCATTAGCACCTGGAGGAGGTTTTGCTGCTTCTATCCTTGCGACTGCTGCAATTTCTAAATATGAAGAAGTAACTAAATTTAGAAAAGAGGTTAGAAATTTAAACTTAGAGATGGCAGATATGGGTATTAAGTCTGATATTTCTAGAAAAAGAATAAAAGAGTTAAAAAAAGAATTTGATATTACTTACGATGAAGCATTAAAACTTGCTTCACAATTTAAAAGTTTAGGTGGAGAAATGGAAAGAGGAATTACAGCAACATTTGGAGAGCGAGGATTTGGAATATTTAATACATTATCAGGTCTTAGAGATACTGAATCTGTTTTGGAAAAAATTTCAGAATTAAGTTCAGAAATTTCAGAAGAAAATCGTAGACAATTACTACAGACAATCGCAACTGAAGGCTCATTAGAAGGACAATTTCAACTGCAAAAAATGTTAATAGATAAAAGAAAGAATGAATATGTTAGAGAACAAATGGCTAAACGATATAATTCTGAATTTGTTGGACCTATAGGAGTAAATGCAGAATCAGCAATGGCAGCAAGAGGGTTATTAAAAAAAGATGCAGAAGCAAGGTTAGCTCTTGAAAAAGAAATATCAAAAGAATTTATTAAACAAAATCAAGCAACAATAAATAACTTAGAAAATGCAATAAAAATAAATGAACAGTTAAAATTCTTACTTGAATTTCAAGCACCTACTGATGAATTAAGAGAAATGCTTACACCTATGCGTCAAATAATAGATGCAAGCAAAGCAATAAGAACAGGTTTTGAAACTTCATTTGCAGGAATTGTAAAAGGAACAATGACAGTTAGTGATGCGTTTAGAAATATGTTAAATCGAATTGCAGATCATTTTATTGATACTGCTGCAAGAATGGCTGCTGTTCAACTACAAAGAGGATTTTTAGGATTGTTTAGTAATATGTTTAATTTTAATTTACCTGTAAACAGTACAAGTGGTCTGGATTTAGATGCACTAAATTTCTATTCTTCCACAAGTTCAAGTGTTACTATGAGTGATTTTACAAATAGAGCAAATGGTGGTCCAGTTACAGGAGGTAAGCCTTATATTGTAGGAGAACGTGGCCCAGAACTATTTAGCCCAGGTGTTTCTGGAATGATTACACCAAATCATGCTCTTGGCGGTGGAACTACTGTTGTTGTTAATGTAGATGCTTCTGGCTCTTCAGTTCAAGGAGATGAAGAGCAAGGGAGAGAACTTGGTCGTCTTATATCAGTAGCGGTACAATCTGAATTAGTACAACAGAAAAGACCTGGAGGTTTACTTGCTTAATGGCTACTTTTCCTTCAATTACTCCTAAATACGGGCAACAAAAAAGATCCGCACCAAATACCAGAACAGTTCGTTTTGCTGACGGTTATGAGCATAGAATTTTATTTGGCCTTGCACAGCATCAAAATCCAAAAATATTTAACCTTACTTTTGAAGTGTCAGAAACAGATGCAGATACGATAGAAACTTTTTTAGATGCAAGAGCAAATGATAGTGCCAGTTTCGATTTTCAACCTCCAGGAGAAGCGAGTTCATCTAAGTTTATATGTGAAACATGGTCTAAATCAATTCCATATTTAAACAGAGCAACAATACAAGCGACTTTTAGAGAGGTGTTTGAACCGTGAGCACTGCTCCTGTATTTAGTGAAGTTCAAAAAATAAATCCATCTGCAATTATTGAGCTTTTTACGTTACAGCTAGATAATTCTTTACATGGTGCGACTACAATTTACAGATTTCACTCGGGTAGTAATTTAAATGCAAATGGTGAAATAGTCTGGGCTGGTAATCCTTATCAAAGATTTCCTATAGAAGCTACAGGTTTTGCATATCAACGTGGTCAAATTCCAAGACCAAAACTTGTTGTAAGTAATGCTTTTGGATCTATATCAGCTATTTTATTACTTGTTAACCAGACAACGGCTGGCAATGATTTAACAGGTGCAATATTTACAAGAATAAGAACAATGGCAAAATTCATAGACGCTGTAAATTTTCCAGGCAACTCTAATCCATTAGGTACACCTGATCCTACCGCAGAATTTAAACGTCAAATTTATACAGTAGATCGAAAAGCAACAGAAAATAGAGAGGTAGTAGAATTTGAACTTGCAGGAGCTATTGATATGGCTGGGGTTCGAGCACCCAAACGTCAATGCACTCGTGCTTTATTTCCTAGTATTGGTACGTTTACGCAATGAGTTGGAAATATAAAGCACTACTTCATGCTCAACGTGAAGATCCTAGAGAATCTTGTGGGCTTTTATTAAATGTTAAAGGTAAGGAACGATACTATCCATGTCGTAATCTTTCGATTACAGATAATCAATGTTTTATTATTGATCCAGAAGATTATGTAAAAGCAGATAATACAGGAGAAATTATTGGTGTAGTTCATAGTCACCCTATAACACCTCCTGATCCTAGTCAGGCAGATAAAATTAGTTGCGAAAATAGTAATTTACCGTGGTATATTGTAAATCCTAAAACAGAACAGTGGGCTTATTTAGAACCATGTGGATATAAACCACCATTACTAGGTCGTGAATGGGTATGGGGTGTAACCGATTGTTGGAGTTTAGTTGTTGATTGGTATAAAGAAGAAAAAGGTATAAAACTTAAAGATTATCAAAGAAGTATGTCACCACAAGAATTTCTTGAAAATCCTTTGTTTGAGGATTATGCTTGGCGAACAGGTTTTAGAGAACTTAGGCCAGATGAACCATGTAAAGAAGGAGATGTGTTATTGATGTCGATAATCCATCCAACTTTAAATCATGTAGCTATTTTTCTTGGAGATATGGTTTTACATCATTTAGCCGATAGACTATCTTGTAGAGAGCCATATTCTGAGTGGTTGTTAAAATGTACTGGTAAGAGGTATCGCTATGCTCAGAAAAGTTAAACTTTATGGAGAACTAGCTGACTTTGTAGGTCATAAAGAATTAGAAGCTGTAATAA